AAACGGGGCTAGATCGTTTGCCGTCAAACGCTGGATAATACGGATATGGGCGAGGCATCAGGATTCTCTAAGTACTCGAACATCTTCAGTAGCGGACGCCACGATGCCGTACAAGGTTTGCCCATCACGAATTTTGATAGGAATCGGGCTGGTGTGCTTTTCTGTTGCTGTGCCTGTAGCGGTCGTGACGGTCGCCCCGCCAATGTAAACAGTCGTGTTGCCGATGACGTGGATGTAAACGGTGCGGGTGCCTAGACCGGCTGCGGCGAGCAGGGTAGGTGTGGTGCCGACTGTGACGGAGGAGCTAATCATGGTGCTGGTGGGTCTTTCGGTTTGTCTTTAAGGCCGTTGCCGGCGAGTAGTCCGATTAGACCGCCTGAGAGGGTCATAAGCATTGGGGAGAGGACGCCCCATGCTTCAGCGTCGTTGGGTGATTGTTCTGTGGGTTGTACTACGAATAGCAGGCCGTAAAGCATTGCTGCGACTGAGAACAGGAACGAGCAGGTCAGTCCGACTGCGACAACAAAGACGAGTCGGGCTTTAATTTGTTCGTTTGTTAAACGGTTTTCGGGTTTCATTGGCAGCGCCTTTCTAGTAGTCCGTCGGCTTTGGTGGTGTCGCAGTTGTGGCGCACTCGATCACCGCAACTGGCGAGCACTGCGGTGAGGCTAAGAATCAGCACTAGGCGTTTCATTGTTGCCTTCTGCTGTCCAGCCTGTGTCGAGCAGAGCTTGGTATTCCTCGTCCGTCATTTCGCGCACTTCGTCGTCAATTTGAATTTTTGGTTTTGCCATAGTTAGTTCCTGTAGCCGTAAACACGAATTGTGCCACCAGTCAATGTGCCGCCACCCGGTGTCAATGTAAACGCTGTTTGCGATGCAACGTTACTGTCTCGGCCACCTCTGACAGACCAAAAAGTTGCGTCTGCGTGGTTTGAGGTGACGTGTGTAGGTGTGGTCAAAAACGGGCTGAAAATGTCAAATACGCAACTTGACAAATCAACGTTCGTATTTCCAACACGGATACCAGTGTTTACGTTGTTAGCAGTTTCGCCAAATACGGTAATGCTGCCGTATTGCACATAAACACCACCGTGGGAATAAGTTGTGCCCGTCGAGTTATTGAATGTCAAGCGCAGTTCCGCGGTTGCTGAAGAGTCACCCATTTGGTAAATCACTCTGTAGTTGTCGTAATCGGTTGAAAACGCACCCGTGACGGTAACGCTTGCTACGCCAGTTCCGATTGTTTGTGTTTTGACTAGCCACAACCCGACAGCGTTCATGTCGGCAGCTGTCAAAACCTCACCAGAAGCAAAAGATGGAAAACTCATACCTAAACCTTACTTTCCTAATAACCCAAACGATTAGTATTCAAGACGCCAAATTCGGCGCTATTCAAAATGAACTGCGGATAAAACGACGGTGACGACAAACTGCACGACACCAACACATCATCCACCGAACCCGTAATTGTGTACCCCTCCACAATCGCCAAATAAGTCGTCCCACGGAACTTGACGCTGACCTGTGACATCGGATCACAAATCGACATAGCATTATTTTTCTTTGTAGTGGAGTTCTGGGCCGACAACTTCAACGACATCCGTGACGGCTGACCCGACTGCTGGCTGTAAACACCCACAAGGAAAGACGCCAAACTAGCCGCATCAGAATTAGATTGGCTATAAGACGCCAACGCAATGGAATAATTACCGCTACCAGCGGTCTGCTGGCTCAACCCCTCAGGATTAATAATGACTTTGCTGGCGTAATTATCAGCCAAACCCGCAAAATCAAGCGCATTGTAAACAATCGGGTTAGTACCGGTGCCGTCATCAGACGCGCTATACGTCGTTAATTGTGTTTGCCAGCCTCGACCGTACAAAGTAATGAAGTTCGGCCCGCTAGGGGATTGGGTTGTAAACCTTGCCTGCTCCGTGACAGCCAGCTGTGACAACACTTCAAGCCCGTTACCGTTCGTAATTGTCTGAGCCGACACTTTTGACTTTGTAGCGATAGCAACGCTCAAACTGATGCTGTACTGCCCTAAAAGGTTGTTAATGGCGGTGGATACGTCATCACCTGCCGACCATGACGCGCTGAAGTCGCCACGACCCAACAAAGCAAATGTGTCCTCAATATCAAGTTCCCATTCATCGTAGGCGCTAGTGACGCCGTAGTTGATGCGTAAATCGGCGACACGCCACGAAAACGCAAAACCTAAACCACCCACACCGCTAGGACGAATCACCAGAATGACGGTTTGCCCAACCTGTATAGACGGCAACAAATCAGGACGCCGACCACGAATCGTGCCTGTACCCGCCCGCAACGGATCAGAAATCTTGGTACGGCCTTTTGTAAACGTAAAGCCTTGAATGTTGGTTACCGAGTTGCTGTTTACGGTTAATTCATAGGCTGGAACTGTCATTACGCAACCTTTACGGGTAGCGGGCCGTTTTGCCTGTACCAGCGCGTAAGCGCGTCCACCACGGCCTGAGGGTCGCCGCCGTTTACATTGATAGTAACTTTGCTGCCGCCACCGCCGAACTCGCCCATACGGTCTAGCGGTATGACGGCCTCTGGGCCAGATTCCCCCACAACCGCAAGAGTCGCCTGAGACACGATGCCACCGTTGGCCAGCATCGGAATGTTGGGTACTTCAAAGCCTTTGCCACCGATACCCGGCACCCACTTAGGAATTGAAAACGACAGTTTGCCGAACGTGTTGTTCCACGCAGCTGCGATGCCGTTAAAGATTGTTTTAACAATTGTAAACATCAACTGAAACGCTGGGATCGTGACGTTGTGGATGTACCACTTGATAGCGCCGAACAAAGCATCGACAACCTTGCGGAACCCTTCAAACTTAAAATATGCCGCTGTTATCGCCGCGCCAACAGCCGCAATACCGATAGCAATCAGGGTGATCGGGTTGGCGGCTAAAGCAAAGTTCAATGCGATGATGGCGGCCGTGATGCCTGCGATAGCGCCAGCGATGCCGAGAAAGACTTTGGGGTTTTCTGACGCCCAAGTAGCAAACTTGGTGAGGTACGGCAAAATCGCCTCAATAGCAGGCAACAACGCCGCGCCAACAGATTCCTTAGTTTCATCGAGCGCCAACTTCATACGGCCAAACTGACCCGCCGCCGTGTTCGCAGCGTCCGTGGCGGCACCACCCGTGGTTTTGCCCAACTTGGCCATGACCTCCTCAAACGATGCGCCGTCCTTGATTAGTTGGCGATACTCAGGCGCTAAACGGCCAAGGGCGGTCATGTTGCCCCCGTAGGCCTTCTCCAGAGCGCTCACAACGCTTTCTAACGGCTTTCCCGTGGCTGCAGCAATGTCCATAGCCTGAGTTGCTAATTCCTGCGCTTTAGTGACAGAACCCGTAGCCCTCGACAACCTCTGAAGGGCTGGACGAAGTTGGTCGTCGGCAATGCCGAGCAATTTGCCTTGTTCGGACACCCAATCTTCGACGGCAGCAATCTGGGCATCAGTAGCGCCCGTGGTCTTACGCAAATTATTGGCTAACAGATCCTGTGCTGCCGCGTCCTCAATAGCGCCTTTGGTGGCGTCAAACAAGGCCGCGCCGACACCAGCCAACGCCGCTGCCGCTGGCACGGCTGCTTTCTTAATAGCAAACTGAGCCTTTTGGCCTGCGGTTTCAAGCTGGGCAAACTCTTTACGGGCTTTGGCAATGCCGTCGCCAACAAACTCCGTAATAATCGGGATACTAATAGCCATTAGCGCAACCTGTCCTGTACTTGCCTCATCACATCCTTGACGAGTTTTTCTACGTTTGCAAGCACTTCTGCTTCATGCTTGAGATAGGCCTTCCACAAAAAACGACCGGGTAAACCGTAGCGGGCGCTTAACTCTTGAACCATTTGGCGGCCACGCTCGGTAGGCACAGGGCCTTTACCTGACATTTCAACCACCAGCGCATCAGGATGATTCCATCGAATACCAAAAGTCGCAAGGCCTGAAGTGAACCCACCAAAAGACCGTGGCGTTTTGCCTGAAACAAACGCTTTCATAGCTTTATCTGATTTGTTGTCCTGCCACGGAAAAACACCGGCACGACCACCGGGTTTCCAGCTGTACTGCATACCCGACAAGGGTGGTTTTTCAGGTGTTGATGCTCGAGCCGCCGTTATCACGGGTGCCACAATTTCTTGATAGTCCTTAGTGATCTGGCGACGTGCAACTTTGTCAATCTTGTTTAACTCGCGCAAAGCTTCTTTTAAACCAACCATTTCAAATGAATTGTCGC